CGATGAAGGATTGGAAAGCCGCTGCACGGAATTGGATTCGCAACGCACGGGGAAACCCAAACGAGGAACGAGGAGATCGGGTATTCGGAAAAGTACACAAGAAAGATTTGTTAGACACATACGCTAAACTTCAACAATATGAACAAGACCAACTACGAGGAACGGGTAATTCACAACCACACGACCAGCAAGACGCTATCGCAGACACCGATCACTGAGCTTTACAGGGCACTTGTTGGATGCGCGGCCAAACTTGGCGTGCCTGTTGCACCGACTTTCGAGCAGACGAAAATCTACCAAGAAGTTCTTGCTATGGGCTATCCACACATCACTGTAGGTGAACTCGAACTTGCGTGCACGATGAACGTTACGCGATCACTTGAAAAGCACGTGCAGTGTTTCGGTGAATTGACAACTGATAACCTTTGCGCGATTTTAAGCCAATACAAAGACTTTAGAGGAAAAGTAATAGTACGACACCGCCAACAGGTAGATGATTCAAAATTACTGCCTCAGAATAAGCCGCAAGAGGTATCTGATGAAGATTGGTTGAAGATTATTGAGGCGGAGAGGCAACATCTGAAAGCGGGTAGAGATACTTGGAAGCTCGGTGCGGTACGTGTGATGAAGTGGTTAATGGCTACGGGAAGGATTGACGATAACACCTTTACGGATGGTCAAATCAACCAAATGCGCGAGATCGCAAAGAAGGAAGTTATGAAACGCGAGCGATACACCGAACGCAAGGTGATCGAGATGGTCGAATCGGATAAACGAAAGTTTGACCAAATGTGCATCAACGAACTTCAAACAATAGCATACTACCAATACCTTACGAGATTATGAAACACGGCTCACTATTTTCAGGTATTGGATGCTTTGATTTGGCTGCTGAGTGGATGGGGTGGGAGAACGTATTTCACTGTGAGTATGACGAGGGTAAGCAAAAGGATTTAAAACATAATTTTCCAGGGATACTAAGTTATGGAGACATTACAAAAACAGACTTCACTATTCACCGAGGAGGAATTGACATTCTCACGGGAGGATTTCCTTGCCAAGACGCAAGTATTGCGAAACAACATGGTGAAGGTCAACAAGGGTTACGGGGTGATCGCACAGGACTCGCTTTTCAAATGCTTAGAGCCATTGAGGAAATCCGACCAAAATTTGTTATTGCCGAAAACGTGGCTAACTTTCTTAAAGTTAACGGAGGACAAGACGCTCGAACAATCCTTAGTGAACTTGCCAGACTGGGGTATAATGCAGAATGGCGAGTTTGTTATGCTTCAGAAGTCGGTGCGCCCCATAAACGTGCGAGGTTGTATATCGTTGCTTACCCCAACAGCTTCAGAGTGCAACCGGGATCGTCTTTCTTTCGATATGTACAAACGAAGATTACACCGTTCACCTGGCGGCCTTTCGGAACAGTTATTCAGATTAGTCGGGGCGGTGCCTGGGAGAGTGAACCCCCGATTTTATGCGTGGATGATGGGTTACCCGGAAAACTGGTTAGACATCAATTACACGGATACGGAAACGCGATAGTTCCACGACTTGCATTTGAGATTTTTAAAGCAATACAACAAACATTATGAACGAACTACAAAGAACTTACAACAGGATCACTGAGCTTCAGGACGAAAACGAGAACTTAACACAACGTTACATCGTTGCAAGTGGTGATAAGAAAAAAGCCATTCGCGAGCAGATGCGCTCTAACTTTAACGAACTATTCAAACTAACAAACGAGGAAAAATGGAAACTTTGAAACGACTACTAATGCGCTTCACACATCGCTACGTTCACCCGAATGTGAAGATAGGCAAAGGCACTTATATTCACCCGACCGCGGTTATCTATGACGGGGTAATTATCGGTGAAAATTGTTACATTGGAGCTTATTGCATCATTGGCTCACCTGCTGAATATCCGTTGCAGGATATGAGTAAGGAGTTCAAAGGCGTTTACATTGGCGATAATTGCCAACTACACGGGCATAATACTGTGGATGCGGGTGCAAATTTTCGAACGATTATTTCAAAAAACTGTACTTTAATGAAAAGTGCTCATGTTGGACACGATTGCGAAATTCGATGGTATTGTACGCTATCTTGCGGAGTTAGAGTAGGAGGCTTTTCTTGCATTAAAGAATATTCTACACTTGGTCTTAACTCTACTGTTCATCAGAAAAGCACAGTTCCAATTGGCTCAATGCTCGGAGCTGGATCATTTTTTAAAGATAACGGCTCTGATTTTAAAGTTTGGGTAGGCTCACCAGCCAAACCAATCAAAGAAAACTCGGTGTTACTTCATAGGCTAAACAAAAAATGAAAATAGGAATAGCGGTACCGATATTTTTAAACGGGCGTATGCGAAACGTGGCCTATGAGCGTGTGATACACCACTACGCGAAGTCGGATTACCCCGTGCATATATGCGGAAGCGAAGGACGTGTTAGCAGAAGATTTGCAGAGCAGTTTAAGTATGATAATGTGAAGTACGTTGAAGTGCCTCAGATGGCATACACAACGAGCAGCAAAGGTGATTCTAATTTACGGCAAAAGTTCAACCAATCGTTGTTCTCACTTGGCCCGATGGATTGGTATGTGCTTGTAGGTGCGGACGATGCTGCGCCACTATCGGTGCTTGATGAACTTTCAAAGTATAACCACCTAGATAAGTTAATGCTTGGTGTTGGTATGGGTAATCCGTTGTATATTCACGACTTGCCGACAAATGAAAAGATAAAGGTTAATGTGAGGTATTACGGTTACGATTACAAGCTACTTCCCGGAATAAACATATTTTCGTTGGGCGCTATGATGGCATCGGAGTTTAACCCGTATCAACTCATGGGATGCGAAACTGGTGCTGAGCGATATTTCGAGGCTTGCGGTAAAGTTGTTCCTCTTGATGGCTACATCGTAATGTTCAAGACACCGTACTGCCTGAACAACTTTGAAAAGATCAAGCGCAGCCACGAGTGGGTTGCGTGTAATGAAGATGAAATACAGTTAATTGACTCAATATAGTTAAATTTGTATCAAATGGAAAATAAACAAATTGATTTCTTCCCCGTCCAGCAACGCGCACTCGATGCACTTCACGTAAATAGTGGAGTTACCGAGGTGTTGTTTGGCGGGTCTGCCAGGCGGCAGTAAATCATTTCTCGGCTGCGCGTGGCAGATAATGCGAAGGTTGAAGTATAAAGGTACTCGCGGGCTTATTGGCCGATCGAAATTAGACACGCTCAAAAAAACTACGCTAAACACGTTCTTTGAGGTGGCTAAGTTACTTGGCCTCAAAAGCGGTGTGCACTATACTTTCAATGGGCAATCAAACATTATCTACTTCTACAATGGAAGCGAGATAATACTTAAAGACTTGTTCTCGTATCCTTCCGATCCGAATTTCGATAGCTTGGGGTCGCTTGAGATTACCGACTACTTTATCGATGAAGTTGCGCAGATCAGCGAGAAGGCCGTTAGCGTTGTGCGATCTCGAACTCGCTTTAAATTAAAGGCGTACAACCTCACACCAAAAGGATTGCTTACTTGTAACCCGTCAAAAGGATGGCTATACAACAACTACTACAAGCCGTATGTTAATGGTGCGCTACCGCCTAACAGGGCTTTTATACCTGCATTGCCGGGCGATAACCCTCACCTTGCAAAGTCATACCTTGAGCAGTTAGATCAGTTACCCGAACAACTACGCAAAAGGCTGCGCGATGGTGATTGGAACTATGACGAAAGTATCGATGTACTGTTTCAAACGGACAACGTTCTACGATGCTTCAGGGATGAGCTTCTCACTGGCAAGAAATACATCACTGCGGACATTGCGCGTTACGGTGTCGATAGAACTGTGATCGGTGTATGGGATGGTCTTTCGCTTATTCACATTGTGGAACTTAGAAAGTCGGGGGTTAATGAAAGCATAGCGGCTATCCGTGAATGTATGAATAAATATAGCGTGAATCTTAACTGTGTGCTTGTCGATGAAGATGGAATCGGTGGTGGTGTGAAGGACGTTATGCGTTGTCAAGGTTTCGTGAATGGATCGAAAGCTACGAAGCCCGAATATCAAAACCTTAAAGCAGAGTGCTACTTCAAATTGGCTGAATATGTTGAGAAATCAAAGATCACTATCGTAGGCTGCGACAAGTACAAAGAAGAAATTGTGCAGGAATTTGATATGATCCGCAGGAAGAACGTTGACAAAGACGGTAAGTTGTCGGTAACGGGTAAGGACGAGATTAAAAGGATTCACGGACGCTCTCCTGACTATGCGGATATGCTTATGATGCGTATGTTTTTCGAGTTAAAGCAGAACTATGGAGTGTATCATTTTGTTTAGAACGATTCTAAATTAGATAAACTTGTGTTAAAATATTTTGACACTTGGAAAATATATGTACTTTTACAGCACTTAATAACACAAACACAATGAAAATCACAGCACAGCAAAAAGCCGACATTCTTATCGCGGCACTTCAGAATCTTGACAAGGTAATGTTTGAGATTGATGATGTAGAAGATAGCAACTTCACGCATCGCAGTCCTATTCTACCTATCACCTTGAAAGACATTACTTTCACAATGTATCTTGAGGCTTCTCTCGATATTAGCGGATATGAAACACCTGACCGCAGTACTTGGATGGATCACGAGCCTGGCGAGCGAGTTATCGAAGATGTAGAGGACGATGGAAATACTTTTCTTTCTATCCAAGTCGATGGCGAAGATGTGTTCGACTATTCCATTATGGACAACATTGTCGAGGAGATCATTATCCCAATGATTAGAGAGAACAATATCGGCTAAGCAAAGCAAACAATTAAATAGTAATACGATGGCAGAACTTTCAAATATTATATTAACAAATGAGCTTTCACGTCAAATTATGGAAGCAACGGGAAGGTTTGAATTTGTAAAAGAAGAACCCGAATTGAACATGATGATTTTTTGGGATAATTGTTGGGAGAAAGAACATAGCATAAAAACTAATTGGACATTAAATAAACTGATACAATGGATAATAGATTTTTATGCAGAAGATTATGCATGGAGAGGTGAACAAAAGGCTCAACGTAAAATGAAATCGGCACTTGGTTTAGATTAGCATTGCATATAACTTTTTAATATGAAAACAACATTTAAAAAAACCACTGTATCCGTTTCAGCTAAATATAAGTGCGAGTGCGGACATAAATTCACAAGAAAAAACTCCGATTGGTTTACTATTACTCAGTTTAACACAAAAACACCCGATGAGTGCAAAAAGGAAATAAATGAAGTGCAGACAAAACGGAAACGGAATTGCCCAAAATGCAAATTGGAATGTAGCCCGCTATAATTAGAAAGGACAATATTAACTAACCCACCACCCCGCACTGAGATAAATGCGGGGCTTTGGTGGTACAAAATAATACATCATGAATACAAATCTTAAAGAGTTACTCGGTAAGAAAGTTCGTTGCAGAGTTACAGGAATCGAAGGCACTTGCACTGGTTTTGCGGAGTACCTTAATGACACGCCTAGCGTGCAAATCACTGTCAAAGTAGGACCAGTAGCAATCTTGCCAGATAAGACAACTCACTGGGCAAGCGCCACTACTATCGAACTAATCGATTAATCCAATCCACCACCCCGCACTGAAATACATGCGGGGCTTTTGGGTGAAAACTAATACTTAATAAGATGTATAAAACAGTTTACAAATACCCACTAATAATCAGTGGTATTAACGAAATTATGATGCCTGAAAACGCAGAAATCCTAACCGTTCAGGTGCAAGACGAAACACCCTGTCTATGGGCTTTGGTTGACATAAAAGAAACACAAAAAATGAGACTGTTTGAAGTTTATGGGACGGGGCATCCAATTTACTACGAAATGGGTATAGAGCGAAAATATATTTCTACTTTTCAGTTGCATGAATTAGGGTTAGTTTTTCATGTGTTTGAATTTAAAAACTAATTAAACTTTGACACCCCTAATACTTAATCAAATGGAACTACTACACAAAGTACAAACTGAACTAGAAAAGAAGGGCTATGACTTTTCAAGCGAGTTTTGGACGGATAAAATGCTTGGCGTTTTACACGATGCGGTATATGCCACCGAAAAGGTTTTAAGCGGTCAAGAACGCGCTGAATCGGAATTACGTCAATTATTTAAAAACAACTCAGACTGTTATGCCGCAACGGTTCGATTTGGAAACGATGATAGCTCTACTGAGGTCGAATTGACACGAGCAATAACCGAAGATCGTTTTATTGAAATAATCAAGATGATAACCCCACTCCCCGAACTACCTACTAACGAATAACCCCTAACCCCTGAGAAGATGGAAGAGAGAATAAAAAGCACAATATACAGCACGATCACAATAATAGCGGTCGTAGTATTTTTCGCAGCGACAGTTGTTTCAGCATTGGTTCTTGACCAAACAAACAAAGTAATCGACCGCATCGAACAACTAGAAGCGCAGGTGGATAAAATTGAAAGAACTAACAATTAAAACCAAAGACAATGATTAAATGGTTATGGAAGCGATTAACGCATAATTATTGCGATACCTGTGGGTGGACAAAAGCTGATGTTTTTGTTACTGAGCGTTATCCTGAGGCGGGTTTAATCCAATGCAATAAGTGTTATTCAGAATATAAATCAACATTCACGAAACTAAATAACTAAGACAATGAGTAAAGACAATTACAGCGAGTATCGCAAAACAGCGACAGTTAAAGCTAAACTCTTTGAAGAAGGAGATGAAGATGGGTTTACGCACCCCGATGGAATGATGTGGGCTATGGAAGATTTTCAATACGGAATCAAGCCTAAACTCGTTCCTTACATTTCTACTTTGGAAAATCAATGCCATATTGGGCAATTCGGAAAGCATTACGTTTGCATTGGAGTCAATGGCGAACGGTGGTTAGTTGAAAAAACAATCTTTGAAAAAACATACGAAAAAGTATAGAAAATGAAAGACATCAAAGTACAATTTGCCAAAGACGGCTTTACGGTTGATAAAGTAATCGTAGGTGAACACCACTACCAAGTGACCCTAATCACATCAGCAGAGCCGAAGCCTGTTGAAGGGAAGTGGTATAGGTTTATCGACGCGGAAAAAAGAGAAGCATATACTGAAAATAAATGGTATAAGCACATATCAAGCAACGAAAAACATCACTTTTTTGGGAGTAATTATGGAGGTGAGAACGGATGGATGCGTCAAAGTACATACCAATTCTTCGACCTATCCACCCCGCTTGACTTCGACCCAGAAACGCTTGTGGGAAAGACTTTTGTTTGGGATGATGGGGGTAAGTTTTCAGTGAAAAAAATCGAATGGCCTAGATTATATGATAACGATGGACATACGTGCGCTGTGTTAGATTTGATAACTTTGATAAACACCAACACAATCAAAGTACTCGACCCCGAACCAACATTGACCGTGCCTGAGAATGTGGAGTTTGTGATGTGGGGGAGGTTGTCTTTAGTTTACAACGGATTTATTTTATGCGGAGTTGATAACGGCTTTACGTTTGCAGATGTTCGCATGGACTTTAAGCGAATAACCAATCTAAAGTTAATCCCCTGCAAACTCGATGAAGTGCAGAATGGGGAGTGGGTGGTTGATGAAAATGAAATTGACAACCCTGTTTTGTATAGACTTAAAACGGCGAAAGGATGGGTTTCTATTGATGAAGATTATCAACGCCCAATTATGATTGAAGCCGAATTACATGAATCAGATTGGCTCAAAGTAGTACAGGGATAATTTGTATATTTGTGTATGCCAATACCTACACCACATAATAACGAGAGCCACGACGATTTTATCAGTCGTTGTATGGCCGACCCGAAAATGAATAGTGAATACGATGATGAAAGTCAGCGTTTCGCTATTTGTAGCAATCAATTAAATCTTGCTGGATTGAAAATATCTTTCGACTTCGACGATACAATCAGCACGAAAAAAGGCCAAGAACTCGCAAAGCGTTTGCATGATGAAGGAAATACCATATACATCATTTCAGCACGTGGCGAAGTGTCAGAAGATATGAAACGAATAGCAAGTGAAGTGGGTGTTTCTGAAAGCAGAATCTACGCAACAGGAAGCAACAAGGCAAAGGTTGACAAGATAAAGGAACTTGGTATTGATGAACACTACGATAACAATCCTGACGTTGTGAGATCGTTACCAAATATCGGAAATCTATTTTCCTGAAACAATCGAAAGTTTATCCAATCCCGTGAACCTGCAATCAATGTGCGTCCACGTTGGAGTATCTTCAAGTTCTTCCATAGTCGTGATCCATTGACGCTCGATGAAGAACTGCTCGTGTGCTTTGATGAAGGCGTGAACTTCAGCAGGAGTTTTACCAGCGACTTTAATATCCGCAGCGCGTCCGAATTTGTGTTGACTAAATTTTGCGCCTGTCTTTGTAAACGCTGAACGTAGGCCGCTTTCTTTGTACTGTCCACTTTTTGCCCAATTATTAACAGTTACTGACCCCAAATGATCGCGGATATACTGACACGCATAAACGATGCGCATATCGATGAGTTGAATAGACTTTGCCCCGCGAGCTGCGTAGGTAGATGGATCGATGAACTCGTCCAAGTAAAAGTTCTCAGTTAGTTGTACGCGGTTCATTTTACTTCTTGTTTAGTAGCACGTCCTTTTCTCTCGATCCCTTTGATGAACCGAAATAATATTGGAAAATAGCCTGTGCGCCTGAGATAACAACACCGCCAAGAATCATATCGAAGATTCTGACGTTATCTGCGGGAACTGTTTTGAATGAAAGGAAAGTGAGCATAGCAGCAAGTATGGCCATATTGAATATAACCAATCCGCCCTGAATCCAATCTCGTTTACCCGTTGCCTTTACGAACTCAACCTCACGGCTTCTTGCGTTCTGCTTATCTTCAATTTCAATTCGCAATGCTTCAAGCTCCAACTTAGCAAATTCAAGCTCCCACTCGTGGCGTTTTTGCTCGAACTCAAGCTGCAAGGCTTTAAACTGTGCGTCCTCATCGGCTTTCTTGTCCAAGAAATCACCGACTTTTGAGATGGCCTCGATGCCTGTAACATCACCGACAAAATCAAGAACATCACCAGCGATAGGTTTTACCTGTTCATTGATGAACTTACCAACCTTTGTTTCTTTAAACGGTTTCTTGCTCATTTCTTATTGCCTTTTGTAATGAGGAACACTACCGCATCCCCAATATGTTTATAGTTCTTGTTCACGTAAAGCGCGATGTACTGACCGAACATTGTCGATAGTGCCGGCACAACGTGCTTCAGCATTCCGAAGTCGTGGTATTCACACACCAAACTACCGAGAGTTCCGAATGTGAGTGACACCATTACAATGCCAAGCCTTTGCTTCCAAGTGTATCGCTTATTGACCATTAGGTCAAAGCCGATGCTGCCCATTAAACCCATTAGAATAGAGAGGATATAGGTAAATGATTTTGATATGAACGCGCTTATTTCACGGATTATGTCGTACTCGTTTAGTTGCATAGTGGTATAGGGTATAAAGTGCAATTAAAAGTACGAATACATATTCATTAACGGAGATAACGGTCGGATCAAAAAACAATTCATCAATTAGGTTGGAGAGAGCAGAAGCCATTAGCACGGTTGCAGTTAGCTTCACAGGGAAATCGTGGTTATTGAGTAGGGTGTATAGCGATAGTGTTACACATAGCTTTGCAATCGCATCGCAAATGAAGTAAGCACTATCGAATCCAAGCGGAGCGACCGAATACCCAATTAGCCAGGCGAGCATAGCAGCTAACATTAGCGAAAGGACTATTGGTGCTTTCATCTGCGACGGGCTTTTTTAGGACGGCCACCAACGAGAAGAAATGCCAAGCTGCCTACTTCATCTACAAGGTAGGTAGTAGTTGAAAAGTCAACACTTTCTTCCTCCTCTTGAATATAATCTTCAATGTCGGGTGTAGTGCTTGCACCTGTTTCATCATTCCACTTTGTGCCGTATGTCGGTGATTCCAAAATGTATTCGTCTGATCCTACTGTTAGGATACTGAATAGATCATTTTCGCGTAGTGTTGTCGTTGCCATTTTTCTTTTTGTGTTTTGTGAGTTGTAGTTTTTCAAATTCGCGGAGTTTTTCGAGCTGCTCGCGCTTTATCTCTTGCCTTGTTGCGTTGTTCATCGCGGTAAGTGTCTATTTAACCATTGTGCCCCTGATCTTTCGCGTGATGAAGCGGTGTTGCCATTACTGAAAAGAATGGTGCTTTCACCTGATCGCTGTGGACGTGGTGCAATATCTCCGTTTTCGTATTCTTGGTACTCTGGAAATAGTGAACTGTTTGCACAAAGATAGTCATCTAATCGAGAAGTATAGAATCTTGCGTTCGATTGTGCTTTGTCCATCAAATCTTTCATTCGTGCATCGTCAACGGGTGAGGCGTCCTCAGAAATGCGTTGAACCAACGTACCGTTGTCGAGTTTATACGACAAGTGCGGCAACACCTCAACCATCGTCCACCAGCATAGAGCACGCCTTACGTAGTTATCAAGCAACGTTTGGTAGTCGGAAGGTAGTGATGCAATGTCATCCTTCAAGTATTGAAGCAACTTCGTTCCAAGTGTACCCTGCAAGTATTTGTCCTGAGCAAGGTAGATAGATGGATTGAGTAGGTTGGGATCAACACTATCGTTGGTGTGCGTGTACTTTTTGAAATATTCCGCGTTGATAAGTAATATTTCTGCCTGTATAGCCATTATGCGTATTTTATTGAGCCTCGTGTCGGTGTATCTATTGGGGCAACACCTTCAACCCCTTTTTGTGGAACGTATGGAACATTGCCTACTCGCTTATCGTTTTTCAATCCATCGTTGGGTAAGAACTTTCCTTTTTCGAGCTTGCGGAAGTATACTAATCGCACCCACTTGTGATGGCAGAACGCACCGCCTTTCCACTCGAATATGTCGTATGTGCTTGAACCTTCGGGTGCAAACTGTGAATTTACTCCATCGCGGCTCATAGCCTTTATATCTTCATATCGGAACACAAGACCTGCCTGTGATCCTTCAACCATCTTTCTGCAAAACTCGCGCGTGTTATCGCTTAGGTTCTGCGAGTATGCGTAGCGCAACTTATATAAGCCGCTATCACCGTGTTTGCTTTTCAGATCACCATTAGCATACTGATCGGCAGCGAGTGATAGTGTTTCATACTTTGCAAGCTCGCGCGCTTCATCTTCGTGCGTACCCGCTTCTGCATATTCTACAAGCTCCCATTCCTCACCGTCTATTACCTCCGCTTTATCTTCGAGGTACTTTAGCCAAGCCGCCCCATCTTCAGCGGTTATATGGTCGTGGCTACACTTTTTTTTTTCAGCAGCCAAAGTAGTATTTGCCGTTGGCTTTTGCTCCATTATTTCAATAGGCGTATTCGGAACGATGCTGATGGTGTTTACACCTCCCAAATATTCCTCAAAGCACTTTGTAATGATGCGTTGAAACGGCTCAATGACCTGCGAAATAAATATGCGAAGCCCTACCTGCATTTCTTCTGAGTTGCTACCGAATCCTGTTGCTGTGCGTACCCCGAAAAGTAGAGGCGTTGTTATCCCGTGAGCGATAAGCACGTGCTCCGTTGCTTTATCCGAAAGGAACTGATACTGTTTATCCGCGTCCGAAATTGGAAAAGTAGTTACCTCAACGCCCTTGCGATCTGATTCGTTGAAGCTCATTAGGAACTTACCCGCAGCACCTGCACCCGTCAACTCTCGTTCCCACTTTGCTTTGATTTCGTGTTGTTTTTGCGGATCGGTTTCACCGTTGAAAAGGTTGACAATGAATGAAGGGAATAACCCATTCATTAGGTTGTTAACGTGGAAAAGTCCGATCTGCCTGTCAACTTCTATCCAAGTAAGACCTGAGTTATATGGCGGCTTTGGATATGCTTTCTTTTTTGACTTCGGCACCGTAACATACACCACACCTTTACCACCTTCCGACTGCAAGCCGCTATACTTAGGTATGAACTTCGGTGTGTTGGCTTTCTTGCGAGTGTCTGACCAGTTGTTGCTATACCAAGCACCTTCAAATTCTCCATCCTCACTTACCTGCACACGCATATTCTCAAATGGTAGGCAATTCATCTTGGCTATGTCGGTAGCGTCGAGCGTGTTGATAATCTCGATGTAAAATCCACCATACATTCCGAGGTAATTACCTATTTGGTGAAGCGCGTGCTAATTGATTTCAAGGGCGTCTATTTTGGTCTGAGTAGCCACATCGGTAGAAGATAACCCTTTTCCGATTATCATTGAAATAACGCGGCTCAAAA